TTTCATCGCGTCCAGGCGGCATTGTTAGAATGCGTGCGCCAGGTATGGTGCAAGCTCTTAATGTTCCGCAAATTGGTCAATCTGCCTTTGCGATGTTGGAATATGTTGATCAGGTGCGTGATCAGCGTACTGGCTTTTCCAAAGCGTCTATGGGGCTTGATCCAAACGCGCTTCAAAGCACTACTGCCAGCGCGGTTAATGCGACGATCCAAGGGGCGCAACTCAAAATAGAAATGATAGCTCGTGTCTTTGCTGAGACTGGCTGTCGTGATTTAGCTCGTGGTGTTTTGGCATTGCTTCAGAAGCACCAAGACAGTGAGCGTGTTATTCGTATTCGTGGCGAGTTTGTTGCGATTGATCCTCGTGAGTTTGCCAATGGCTTTGATCTTAGCATTGAGGTGGGCTTGGGCAATGGTCGTGAAGACGAAAAGATGTCCATGTTGGCGCAGATTGCCAGCAAGCAAGAACAGATTATGGCGCAACTTGGACCAAACAATCCTGTTGTGAAGCCTAGTCAGTATGTAAATACGTTAAAGCGCATAGCTGAAATGGCTGGTTTTAAGGACACGGATCAGTTTTTTACTTCTGGTGAACAGATAGATGCGGCGATTGCACAGCAATCACAAGCACAGGCACAGGATGCTTCTGCTGGCATAGAGCAAGCCAAGTTAGAGGCTGAGATTGCGTTAAAGCGTGAGAAAATGCAAGCTGAGTTGGCGCTTGAGCGTGAGAAAATGCAAGCTGAATTAGAGCTACGTCGGTTTGAACTTGAGTCTGAGTTAAACCTACGCCAGCAAAAACTCGCTTTTGGCGGTAATGTTTCGGACAACCTACCAAGAGCATGAGTGATTTAATTGATGAACAACATCGCGGAGCTAAGGCTGCTGCGATATTAAGAGAGCCTTTAGTCATTGAGGCTTTTGAGGAATTACGAAAAACGTATGTCAACGGTTGGTCTGGAAGTGACCCCAGCGACACCGATTTTCGTGAGCAGTGTTTCCATTTGTTGAAAGCGTTAGAAGCTTTCGAGCAGCACTTTGAGAGTGTTGTACAGACAGGCAAGATGGCCTCTCAGCAAATGGAAGCGCTGCGAAAATAAGCTCAAACAATATGGAGATTAATGATGTCTGGTACTCAAACTGAATCCAGTCTTTCGCAGCAAGAAGCTGTAAATTTACTTTTGGACACTCAAGCCCCTGAAGAGGCAAGCGAAGAGGTGCAAGAGCCAACTGCCGAAACTGAAGTAGAGGCACCCGAAACTGAAGAAACAGAAGTTGAAGCCGTCGAGCAAGACCAAGTTGAGACTGAAGTTGAAGAGGTTGAGGACGATAGCGAAGAGGTCGAGACTATCGACACCTATGCTGTCAAAGTTGATGGTGAGGATGGTGAGGCAACTATTGATGAACTCATCAAGTCATATCAGCTAGAAAAAACCGCTCAGAAAAGACTACAAGAGGCTGCTGAACAGCGCAAAGCTGTTGAGGCAGAGAAAGCGTCTACTGAGAAAGCTCGTCAAGAATACGAGCAAGCCCTAGAGGTTATGTCTCAGCAACTACAACAGGCTACCCAGCCCAAGGATGAAACCTACTGGAATAACCTGTATGAGAATGATCCACTAGAATACGTCCGGCAACGCGATCAAGAACGTGATGCACAGGCTAAACAACAAGCCGTTCAGTCTGAGCAATTACGAATGAGACAAATCAAACTTGCTGAAGAGCAAAAGAAGCTACTGGAAATGATACCAGAGTGGAAAGACCCTGAAGTTGAAACACGAGAAAAGGCGGCTATCGCTGCTTATGCTCAGACCAAGGGTTGGACTACTGAAGAGCTAGGTAACGCTGTTGACAGTCGTTACGTTGATTTGATGCGTAAAGCGTATCTTTATGACAATTTGCAATCGCAAAAACCGATGGCAAAGAAGAAAGTAAAGACCGCACCCAAGATGGTAAAAAGTGGGCAACCTAAGTTAAAGGGCGACTCTGCAACAGAGCGAAAGCGTAAGGCTTTTGATAAACTCAAGAAAACCAATAGTCGTGACGCGGCTGTTGAATATTTATTAACTCGCTAACTTAAAGGAGGCCAACAATGGCTACTTACACAAGCGCAACCGCTATCGGTGAGCGCGAAGATTTATCCGATGTTATTTATCGGATTGATCCCGACGAAACCCCACTATTTTCTAATGCTAGTAAAGAGGTGACGCGTGGGATCATAACGGAATGGCAAGTCCAAGAGCTTGCTGCGGCGGTTGATGACAATTCAGCCTCAGAAGGTGCTGACTTCAGCTATACCAACCCTGAAAGTACAACACGTCTGACCAATGTGCATCAAATAGCTGTACAAGCAGCGTCAGTATCTAACACATTAGATACCGTCGACAAAGCTGGTCGTGATAAGGAAACTGCTTACGTTAAGGTACTCAAGGGTATCGAACAGCGTAGAGACATTAACAAGTCTCTATACAAAAACGAAGCTAAGTCTACGTCAGAGCCACGTAAAGCTGCGAAGCTTCTTACGTACATTACTAACGGTGATAGTCCAGCTGATATGTCGTTTTCTAATGGCACAGGGTCAGACTCGTGTGACCTAACTGGTACTGCTGCTGCGTTAACTTTGGCAAAAATCGACGCTGCTATGCTTGCTGCTTATAACGATGGCGGTAATCCAAGTATGTTACTTATGTCACCTACTAATAAGCAGAACTTCTCAGGTCTGTCTTCTGGTTCAGTATCAACTAACCAGATCACTTACACAGCGCCACGAGAAGCGGCTATAATCGGAAGTGTCAGCTTATATTTGTCAGATTTCGGCGAATTAGCTGTGACGGTCGATAGGAATTGCCCGAACTCAGAAATGTATCTCATTGATACAGATTATGTATGTATCGGTCACTTACCAGGTCGTATGTTCAGCGTGTCTGATGTTGCCCCTGTTGGTGACGCAACACGTTTTGCAATCGTGTCTGAATACACGTTGATCGTCAAAGCGCCTAAGAGCCACGCAGCCGTCATTGGTCTAAACGGTTCATAAGGCAACATTTACAAATTAACTTACAGAGGGCGGCTTCGGCTGCCCTTTTTACATTGAGGTAACTATGAAGAAGCTACTTACTGCTGATCCACGTACAGGCAAGAAAACTTACTTTCACGGCGAAGCTGATGGCAACTATGTCAAAACAGAACAGCCAGTTAGCAACATACTAGACGCTGCCAAAGAAGAGGCAAATGAATGGCGTTATGGTGATCTGATGGGTAACACCCAGAAGCACAAACAAAAGGTCGCTGATATACCAACAGTAATTTATTATGAGTTACTCAGCAAGTTTGGACAGCCGAGGGATAACCCAAAGGCATGGCTAAAATGGCTTGAGGAAAACAAAGGTTTCAAAGCAACAGGTGGTAAATTGATCTAATGGCAATTTCGACTTACGCTGAGTTACAAACATCTATCGCTAACTTTTTGGCGCGTGATGATTTAACCTCAGTTATACCCGACTTTATACAACTGGCAGAAGCACGAATGTCGCGTGAGCTAGAAACTCGTTCACAGGAAAAACGTGCGATTGCTGCAACGGTTGCTGGCGATGAGTTTATAAGTTTGCCGACAGACTTACGCAAAATCCGTCTGGTAAAACTAAACACTGATCCTGTTGATGTTTTAAACTATGCGTCACCGCAAGATTACTATGAAGAATATCCGTCATCTGGTGGTGGTCGTCCTAAAATATATACCATGATTGGAACGGAGATAGCTTTGCGTCCTATTCCAGATAGTGTTTTGAATGTTGAAATAATTTACTCAGAAGACGTTTCTGCTTTATCTGACACAAACACAACAAACACTGTGTTAACCCGACACCCTGATACTTATCTTTTTGGCTCTTTATCTGCTGCACATATGTTTTTGATGGATGAACAAAGAGCTACTCAATACGACGCCATTTTTACTAGAGCTATGGAAGAAGTCAAAAAGGATAACGAAAAGGCTTTCTTTGGAAGTCCTTTAACAATGAAAACTGAATATTTAGGAGCTTAACC